ACAAATAACGTTGAATAATTAGAACCACCAATATTCTCAGGATAATCGTAATAATCAATACCGTTTATTGTATAAGCAGTATATATTAACGTCGGATCGGGTTTCCATACCGTACCTAGAACCCCACCAATACCTGTAACTTCTTCATCCAACTTAAATTTACCCGCAAATAGTGAATTAGCCGCACCATAAACTTCCAAATCATTGATCGTTGAATTAGTGTATCCTGAAACCATAAATGGTACGGTTGTGTAGTTACTACTAATATGTTGGTCAACGTCACAATTCGAGTCCCCACTAAATATATAGTCATAAGATATTGGTGTAGCCGACCAATTCCCACCTGACACATAAAAAACAACGTTACCATTCGGATTGCCTATTGAAATATTTGTAAATGGGACTTTAATATCCTTTTTTATAACATTCACAATACCTAAACTACCACCACTCATGGTTATCGTATATTCACCATTATCCAAATATAAATGAGATAATTCCCCCGTTATAATTTCAATTGGTGATCCGTCACCCCAATCAATCGAATATTCAAAATCTTTAAGATAATTTATATAATCAACATCCGAAGTATTATACACATGATATATCATCTGATTAGTGGAATCACCGGAAAATAAGAAGTTGGTCATCACATCTTTTTGTAATACCGCACCATCAAAAACTGAGTATACCCCAATGTTATTAACAATTTCTGTTAACATAATTGGAATTGTTAATCCGGTTAATAAAGATGAACCATTCGTCCCTCCTGACAATATTTCATCCATCGGTAAATATGAAACAGTCTGACCCGTATAAAATTTGGTAACCGCGCTCGTATATATATCACAACATACCTCGTAATATTCATTTTCAAAATAAGTGTCACCGGTATAAACATCTAATCGATATTTATTCAACAATACCTCAGGTGATATTTTATAATAATACTCGTTCATTATGGATTAACATATTCATACCAAGTTATCGGATTTCCCGTACCAATTCTATTACCAACCATATTAAATAATTGATAAGTCTTATCAACATAATTTAATTTAATCTTATTATAAAATAAGTCGTTACTAAATTGAAATTTATTGGATAACGTCGCTTGAGGTTGAGTCATCATTTTAACCCAATATCCACCACTAGCATTAAAAAATTTAACACCCATATAGAACGTATCAATATCGATATATTTCCTACTTCTTAACCAATAAATAAAAAAACCTTCATTATTTCTTATATAATCTAACGTAAATGTTGATTGATTTACATTACCCTTAATATATTGATTAATATTAAATTCACTAACGTCACCATTAATAACCGGTAATATCACGGTAAAATAGTTGGTCTGAACCGTAGTATCCGTAGTATCATAAAAATCTAATTTATAAAATGACTTGGTGAATGGTTTTAATCTTCTATATACCTGATCAACATCGAACTCAGTACCAATATATGTTGATTTCCAATCCGTTGATGTTACAGTCGATGCCGTAATAGTTGAACTATTACCAGTATAAAACTTAAAGTCATATTTTAATTGAGTCTTGTTATCAACACCATACACATCATGTTCAAATCTAAAAACTTCAAAATCTTCCGCAGTACCAATAAGTTGCGTTACGATTTCCTCTTGATATTCATCAATAGAATCATCCCTACCTGTAAAATCCCACTTGATTTCAACAGGTACGTTTATGAACTGGTCTCGACCATTTAATACAAATTTATAATCACTCACAATTATCAGTTTTAGGAACAGCCACCGCCGTATTATCGTTATAGTTACTACCTTCAGGTATTAATCTAAATATTATATTACTAAACGGATAATGTACCCCGTTAAAAAATGGATAATCAACACCTCGATTCTTTTCATCAAAATACCCATAAGTATAAATATCCCTCCATCTATAAACACCATTGGTCGGTGAATAAACCGCATAATCAGGAATCCCAACAACATTCGACTTATCACCTTCCTCAATATAATTAGAATATTCAGATATTTTTATAATATGATTAGGCTTATAATAATAACCTAATAAATTGTCAGTGGATGTTACCGAATTTTTTAACTTAAAATAACTCGGATTAAATGTTATTTTATGATAACAATCAGAAATAACCCGTTCATTTAATTCATATTGATTCCATTCACAATAATCACCATCAACAATATCACCAATATTTAATGGTGAAACATACGTAAATGGTCGATTAGGTATCGCATTCGGTCTATTATAAGTTGTTAGCGGTAAATTAGTATTCGAATTAAGATTATTATTACTCCACCAATAACTAGGTGTTTGTAGTGCGGCATCCGACGGTTGAATATTAAACTCGTAACCGAACTTTAACCCATGATAACCACCCGCTCTGTTCGGTTGACCAAATGTCCACCCAAAATACCCTTTCCAAATTATCGTGTGATATAACTCAGTAATAGGTCTTAAATGATTATCTTTAATCTTCCCAATATTAATATCACGATTATTAGTTATACTATAAACGTTATTATTTTCTTTTACAGACAATCTGTCCTGTTTATTTGGCATATAACTACCATTATCAAATCTTTTTTGTTTTTTATATATCAACTGCTCAAAAGCCATCTTAGTTAAAACAACATCATTCTCAGTCGTTAATATCTTATTCCTCCTAATATAATACTTTGAAGTGGTCTCATCAGGATTATCCTTATCTATAACCCTCTTTAACGTTCCAACTTTACCATCATAAAATGTGGTACCAGTATATCCAACATCATACATATTGATAACCGTTAATTCAGAATCGTAGTACCCATCACCTAATGATGTGACCTGAAAAGTATCTTGACCATTATAATCAAAATTTAATTTTATATATTCACCAACAGATACCCCATGATTAAAAGGAGTTCTAAAAGATATTAACCCATTATTTGATCTAACCATAACAAAAGGTATACCGTCACCAACAACCCAATTAAAGGTGGTATTACTCTTAACATCGACCGCCGTTAATGATTTTCCATAATCATTTTCAAACGGATAACTAATATAAATCATCCAATTATATGTGGTCGCGCTTTTATTTGTAAATTTAACATGGTATTTCCCATCAACGTCACTAACCGTATACCCCGAAATATTATCATCATTACGCATAAAATCAAATTCATAACTCTGAGGATAACCATAATAAGGTTGTTTATTATCCAAACAAATATTCTCAACCAATTTAGTTATATCAGGATAATATAATGGATTCTTAAATAAAATATATTTCGCTTCACCAATATATGAATTCTTAAAAATATAATTTATTTTAGCCGAAGGTCTAAAAACCTCAGATTTTTGTCGTTCATTATCATAAATTTGAGCTAAATTAACATCAATCGATCGATCAAATTCAACATTTTCCTTTGTTGTCTGAACCAATGAAAATTTATACGAATAATCAATATCAGGTGATGATTTATATCTCAACGAACCCAATATAATTTTATTATCTATTCTATTACCCATCTATTATTCAATATCAATATTCAACCATTCACGACCAAATTTATCATACGCACTTCTACCCCTTTTCAAACCAAAATAAAAATAAAAAGGAGACCCCGTAGTATATGTTCCTACTTCACCACTATTAACCTCAATACTATTCAAATTTGTACTTAGGTTACCACTACCATCTACTGAATAAATATATCCTTTAAAATAACTTGTATTAGAAACATTCGTAGTTCTTACATATCTGGAACTTGATAATAACCTATCCAAAGACTGATATTTATGCTTGAAGAAACCACCCTTATTTATTAAACTATCTAATAGATTTGTAAACCAATCATTCTCTTGTGACCCAAAAATTGAATATCCTGACCCCGATTTCGGAACTAATTTCCATTGGTAAAATGGAACTTCTTGACTATACACATTAATATTTTCAAACGAACATTTAGTATTACTAACTGAACCAAAATTAGTATAAAGTGTCCTTTTTGGGGTAATATAATCTCTTAATTGAGTGTCAGACTTAAAAAATATCCCCATAGTATTGTTAGATGTACCTTTACCATTATAATAATACAAATCAGTACCCTCATAATAATTATCATCAAATGGGTATACACCAACTTCAGAATTAATTGAAATAGCTTGAGCATAATCTCCATCAACAAATCTCTTCTTCCTAGAATTAAAAAACCCTAATACCGACGCAGTTGCCGAACTAACCAATCTCCCAACAACGAAATAATTTAATATTTCAGTTATATCCTTAAATGTTGTATTATCTAATTGATCAACAATATAACCATCAAAATCCTTAGTTACTGATGTTTCCTTTAGGTACGACAACCTAGGACCCAAATCCATTATTGTCGTTGGAAACATTAGATTTCTAGTGTTACCATATTTCCAAAACAATGTTTCAGACCCAATAAAAACACCATCAGTTGTGTATGGAGAACTCCTATAATAGAATCTATTTTTATCAGTATTCAAATACACCAAATCTTCATTGAATGAATAGTCTATTGGTCTATTTTTAGAATCAAATTTAGTTAAATTCTTAAATGGAAACATATATAACGTCCCGTTAACCCAATTATTAGTGAATGTATGCGAAAATATATTTCGACACAATCCATACATTGTAGTTTGCCTTCTAAACCACTGAATCAACATCACCATATCCATCGGCATTGATAAAAATGTTACTTTAATAAAAACATAACATCCATTCTCAATATATTCGTATCTCAGTTTGTCACTATTAGTTAAGTTTGTATAACAATCACTCCCTTTAGGTGCTATAGTAATATTACCATTACCATCATCTTCATAACAATCCAAAGGTATGATATTAGGGCATTGGAATGAATCAAGTATTTCATTCCCTTCAACACCAGTCACATATTCTCCGTCTTTATTATCACCAAACAAAGAATCAGAGTTAACTTCACCAATATTATTAAGTGGATACACCATAAAACTACCATTTTCAAATAATAACATATCATTATCACCATTTTTTTGTGTTTGTGACGATGAAGGCAATCGATCCGACCTCATAACGATTTGTCTACCACTAGTTCCCAACCCATAATTCATATTTATTGTACCATATATCCTTGAGTATACACCCCCAACGTCAAAAATACTATCACTACCAAAAGATGAATCAGGTAAATCCGCAAATAAAAATTGATAAGATCCACCTTCAATACGTTCGTTAATAAAATACCCACGACCATTCGTATCAGTTGTTTTAGTATAAACTATACAATCACTCGTTATTTGTAACGGTGAATTCCACTCATTAGTCATATGATTGGTCGATGATATTCGTAACCCATTACTATTATTAACATATGAATTATTCGACACTGTAAATGAATCAACACTTGAGTAGTATTTAACTAAATCACTTGTAAACCCACTAAATTGATTTCCAGGAACAAATTGGAATGAATCATAATACAAGGTTTGATTTGAATAAGCATCAATAGATGTACTTGACGTTAAATCGTGTTTTACACATTTGAACTTATTTTGTATTGGAATGTTAAAATGAAAATCTCCTTCAACAATACATGAACTTTGACCAAACCCATCAAACCCATATAGTTTACTTAAATCGTACCTACATTTTGTTTTGGAAGTATTAGGGTCAACACCTCTAACTAAAAAGACAACGTGGGACGATCCATACCCCCCATAACAATCACTCAACTTTAATTCACCATTATTTTCACAAATAACATTACCAAATCCCGGAATAGCTATTTTAGTTAAATCCAAATAATAAAAACTATTATTCAAATAACGTTTAGGTAAAGAATTATCTAAAGTACCTCCACATTCAGTTATAAAGGTCGTTAATTTTTTAGTTTGTATTACTTGAAAATACTCAAGGTCAATCGGATATTGATAATTAACAGTATCTTCAGTGAACCCAGTTAATGTATATTCAACCGACAAATTACCATTACCATTTGGATTCGCATAATTTATTGTCCTATTATATGTGGTGATATTTTCACTAATAACATTACCATATGTTGACCCAGTAATACTATAGTTACCATATACATTCAAAGTAGATCCAGTTACATTAGGGTCTTTAGATAAGTTGGGATCAATAACCGTTATTAATTCACCTTGAACAAATTTACTAATATTTTTATCATCAACAATTAAACATATCACATTATCCAAATGGAATCTATCCGGTGTTGTATTAATATTAGTATCAAAAGTTACCTTTATTTGGTTAACACCCCCACCTGGTGATACGTCACTATTATAGTATTTACCTTTAGTATTAAATAAATTCAATCTTTGTGGCAGTGTTAAACTAGAACTAAAAATAAATTTAGTATCAAATGATCCATCAACTTCGTTTAACCCGGATCCACCATTATCCACACCAGACAATACTTGACCATAATCAGTATTTAGTGGTGATTTACAAGTATATGAACTATTCAAATTAAAAGGACTAACAACCCCCGAATTACCCGTTGAATTTATACTCTGATTAAGGGAATTGGTTGCGTCATTAGGTGTTTCATTATCTTCACTAGGTATTTCAACCTCACCATCACAACTCTCACAATCAGGATATGTTATTAAACATAATTTTAATAAAATGTTCATAGGTTTCTTCCTCATCTCTTTTGCCGATTCGAACAATCCATTCGCAGATTGCTCAAGTTTATCAGCCTTAGGACCTAGAGACGATATTAGATACGATACTAATCTAAACGCCGACGCAATTAACATCACAATCCCACCAATCAAATAAAATACCAATGATAATATACCAAAAACAACGTACATTAAAAATTTAACGACGTGCATTACAACTATCATAATTAACATCATCGGTAAAAACATACCCATAATGAAGGTATATAATAAAAAAAGAAAATCCACTTGGTATTGCGCATCATTAGTAGGAAACTTATAATTATCCGACTCACATTCTTCATCTGTTATATCTTTAATACCTAGAAATCTTCCTTTACCCGTACCATTCCTATATTGAGTTATTAATGAACTAATAGTATACACTTTATTATAACCCATCAAATAAAACTTATCCCCACAATTAATCGCCTCATTTATCATATTTTGACCAAGAGTTGTATTAATATCACCATAATCCTCCCAATCAGTACTAAATGCATAAGATGCCTTTAAGTTTAAGTCCGTCTTTATATTAGGTTCAATATAATCCACCCAACCATATTCTTTAATGTTTGGAACTAAATAACTAGCTCTTCTTACACTTAAAGTAAATGATGGTGACTGATTCCAACTAACCCTAAACCTATATTTACCCTTCGTGGGCACACCATATGAAGGGTCGTTAGAAATAACTTGTTCACCAAATTCATTAGTGATAACATAATCCAAGTTCATGGGTACTTCAATCATCCACGTCCCATCTTCATCAATCACTTGACCACCACTACCCAATTCATAAAATTCCAACTGAGGTCTACCCTCAGAATCACTATTTATCGTTTGTCTTACAGCCTTAATTGTCCCAGGACCAGCAATCATGGAACACAAACGACCCATTTTATTGTTTATTTTTTTATTCTGTTTAACATACGTTTCGTCGGTATCTGACAAAATAGAACCAATGAACGTTGAGGTGGGCTCAACTTTAATCCCAGCTTCTTTACTTAAATCAAAATCGGTTCTATTCACACCTAAGGTACATATATCCGGTTGACCCCATAATGGTTGAACCTCAATATTTCGTGTCATTGAAACAATCTGAGGTAATGAATTTAAGTCGGTTGACGACTTGAATGTTGTTTTATTAACTTGATCCTCAGTTGCAATTCCCATCCTTATCAAGTCTTTAGGTGTTAATGAAAATTCACCAATATCAGATAAGTCAATATCTACAAATAATGTTTGAGCACCAACCGGTACCCCAAATATCATAAAATCACCACTATCATTAGTTGTCGTAGTATATTTATAATACTTATCATAAACCTCAATTAAATTGGGATTGATTAATACGTCACTTTTCTCAGGAAACGTACCAGTCGCCGCGTGACCTGTATATTGTGGAAGATAAGGTAATAAATTATATCTATAACCTTCATCATTAATATCACTAGTCGTTTTATATGGATACAATTCAGAAATTATTGGATTTTCAGAATCTTCATCGGATAATGGAATAAATACCGATACTTTAGCATTTGGTATACCAAATCCATTATTAATACTAATTCTACCAACAACAACCCCATAATCGGAACATTGTCTTGTATAAATGTCACTTTGTAATATTTTTAACGATAATATCTCAAGAAAATCAAATTCTTGGTCTATAGTTACTTGTAATGATTGATTAACACCAGGTGTTGTCCTTATTCTATAAGATTTGGGCATTCTATATAATGTTTAATTATAAATAGTTTATGTGTAGTTTTTACCCTAAACATAACCAAAAACAAAAAAACATAAAGAATTAACTCAATGACGTTGTAGCCAAATTCTTAACCCTAACATTAATATCCTTGTTCGGAAACCTAACCTGATATATTTGATTAGGTTCTGAGAATAACGTATCATCCACCAATTTAATCTCCTTAGTCTCATTATCGGCATAAGCCATAGATGTTTGAGAAGATGAATATTGTCCCCCAACCTTATTAAAAACTTTAATATCCGAAACGGTAATAACACCATTTTGGTTTTGTATTTCTTTTTTTAATTCAGATAAATAAGCATTCTGACCTAATTGAAGATTCTCAGGGTTAAAATAATCACTAACAATCGTTATAATTTGAGTCACCACAGACCCTTGATTTTGACCATTATCTAATACCACATCAATATTGAAACCCAAATCAATAACATTCGCAGTTCTAATCGATATATAATCATTAATCATTCGATAATTAGATAAATAATTCGCAACATTGTTCATCAATGTATTAGAAACAGATTCAGTCAATACACCATTATCATCATAAGATAACATCTGTATTTTTATTTTATTATTCTCCTCAGTTATTGATACTTTAGCCGGAGCCCCAAATTGTGACGGCATAGTTCTAATTAATGAATTATAATCATCCACGGTTACCGCCCTATTTTGAGCCGAAAAGTTAAATGAAACCAAATTCCTAACTTCCTCCATCGTGGGGAAATTTGCACCACCAATCGCAGCAGTAACATTAGTACATCTTAATGAATTAATAACACTAGTATTAACATTCTCAGATGGTCCATTAACAAAAAATGAAACCGTACCAACTTGCGTAATAACATTAACACCAACATTACTTCCAGTACCACCACCAACTCTATATTGAATGAATAAAGTTGAATTAGCCTTCAACGTACTACCTAACGCAAAGTTGTTTGAATATTTATATAAATCCACCTTAAACCCATTTCTAGCGAACTCCCTCAACTGTTCATCCGCTGACTGACTACCACCACCAAAAGTCATTTTCAAATAACCCTCAGGTGTAAATTCAGTAATAAACTTGTTACTAGTTTGAACATATTTACCCACTTTAATACCCGGTCTATCCGATAACTTAGTCGGATCCTCAACAAATACCCTATCTTCAGCTAACGCCTTAACTTCATACCATTTATTATCCAACCCCATAAATTCCTGCGGTGAAGGTACATTACTATATTGCGTACCATCTTTTAATAAAACACCCGTAACACCAATAACATTTTGTTCAGGTAAAAATAATTCATAAAATGGTCTAACATCATTTGCCGTTATCACCCTCTTAAAAACTTTAGTCGTCCCATTAACTACGGTTTCCCTCTTAGTTATTGTATAATTAATCAACGTTCCGTTTGAATCAAAATTGGGAATTTTTAATCTATTTGGAAATCCATCAGCATTAAGGGGTGAAGTGAAATCAATATCATTAACATTCTCAAATGTTTGACCACCACCCAAAAATTGTGACCCACGTCTTAATATCCCACAATATCTCAAATCCTCCTTATCACCAAATGCCGGTACGGTTATTGAAAAGTCAACCAACGCAACCGAAGGTCTTTGACCCGGTATCTTTAATCCATATGTTCTTGCAATGTTGTATATTGATGATGGTTGTTGTGCATATTGTAATACCGTCTCCTGTACACTTCTATCAATATTATAATGTAAATTATCGGTAACCGCAGCATTCAAGTCCATTAACACCGAAAATACCGCAGCATCATTGAAACTGTCAATCAATTCAGGATAATAAGTCTTGGTAAAATTAACCAACTCAGTCCTTATCGACTGAAAATCTCTTGTACTATATGATATTTTTTTATTTGCCATAAGTTAAATATTAAGAATAATGAAGTCGTTACTATTAAACGCCCCACTATTAATTATGTAGTCAATTCTTATCTTTGCGGTATGTTCCTTCTCAGATATACCGGATATCTTATAAACCTTCTCACCATCACCATTAATATATGTTCCCTGACCTTCCTCTTCCTCAGATGCCGGTTTTATACTTATATTAGTAACGGTAATACCAGGTAAATACTCAGAAACTGAATCACGAATTTCAGAATCAATTTCAGAAAATGTTGGTCCATCCATCGGTTCGAAAATATATTCATATAATCGAGTACCAAATTCAGGTAAATAATATCTACTACCTTTTCTAGTTAATAATAAGTGTATTAAGTTACTTCTTAATTCCTCATCACCATCATCCGATAAGTCCAAATATTTTCCGTCAAAAGAATCCCTAAAAGGAAAATTAATCCCGTATGTATAACCATTTCCCATACTATATAAATATAATGGGTGATTAATTTTTTTGAATATATGTTGTTAAATTAACATATCAATGTTTTATATAGAAAAGTGGGTTAAATACTATTACCTTAAATTGTACACCTAATCCAACCTATTCAAGGAAATCCAGGTATTGGGAAATGGTGTAACCCCCCTTAAATTGTATACCTCATCCAACCACTTCGTCATAATACCCTGAATATCATCAAATTTAATATCAAATCCACTATCAAAAAATGACCAAAGAACGTTATAATTAATGTAAACATACCGATTTTTTTTATC